CGTATAGAGCCTCGTGGTCGCCCACCATCATTGAAAGTTTGTCGCCGTTATCTAACTTGTATCCGTTAGAGGTAGTTAGATCAGGGCCACCTAAATAAAGTGTACCGCTCGAGGAGTGTAGATAAACGCTCTGATCTCCGATTTTAGCCGGTACTACGATGGCGGCCGTAGTAGTTACTGATACCTGGGCTGTACTTGGCATTATTTAAGTCCTAACTTTTTAATTAACTCGGCCGCTTTAGCCGGAGTTACTGCTACTTCAAAGTGCATTTCATCCTTACGGTTTACGTAATCGCCGCCCCACTTGAGGCCGTACTTCTTTGCCAGTGCACGGATCATTGGCACCTTTTCATTAGGAAAAGTACCAATTTTACCTAGCGCGTGTTTAGTCGCGTTAAGGTCTATAGCTGTACCGGAGGAGTGGCAACTTAGTTTGTCCTCGCTACCTCTAACCATCCTGTAGGCGTATGACCAGTCATCGAACACACCACCCTCTACCGGCTCGATAAGAGTATTAAACTCGGCAGTAAAGCCTGCTAGTAATGGGCCACACCCCTCAGCGCATCGCAGCTTTAGGTTTGTACCCTCGACCTTGTAGCTTGTTATGCGGATTTCCTCAGGGTCTTTTGAGGCTTGCCAGCCGTTATAGCTAGTCTCCATTAGCTGAGAATAGTTTTCAATTCATCTTCAGTTAAACCAAGACGTTTAAGCAAAGCAGTTTTTATAGTTGTCTTTGCAAGTTCGTCTGCTATTTCATCAGCCTTGACTTGTTCGATTGCCTGCTCAATTTCAAGTTGAGTAGGTGCATCGCCATTTAACACATCCCATTTAATAGTCGAGTAATCATCAGTAATGAATGAAAATTCGGCCTCTGGATGCAGTTTTTTAATTGCTTTGACTAAGTAACTCATTACGCACCTATTTCCATTAAGATAATTGTTGAAATTGCACTAGCTTGTTGAAATGATAATGTTCCACTGTTTGCTGTTGATGTCACACATCCTTGAGTTTTATAAGTAGTTGCTGAGGTCGTGTTCGGACTATCTAAATAAGTTCCAGGAATGTTATCTGCAAACTGCATTGAAGTAGGTGAATTAATATTTGCGCCTGTCGTACCAAGATCATTTGATGGAGTGTAAATTGCTGTTGCACCTCTTAATAATCTAGATTTCACTGCAATAGCCGTTGAAGATCTAGAAAATAAAACGTTTTGTACGTACGTTATTAAAATTTTACTAGACGTAGATGAAGGCGTAATTGTTGCAGATAAACCTGAGTCTGTAAATGTTGTGCTTGCAATAGTTGTTTCGGTTGTCGTTGTTCCTTGTACAACTTGCAAAAGTTTAGGACTATTTGCAACCCAAGCACTACCATTATATGACTCAATACTGTTTGTATCTTTAAGGTAAGACATTTGCCCTTGTTGTGGTGAAGTGACAGCAGCACTACGGGCTGCCGAGGATGCAAAGACAAGAACACCCTGCATAAGATATCCGTTCGTGTCTGCTGCTGTTAGAACTTCACCTGTAGTGAATGTCTTAAAGCCTAATCCAGCTGCCATTTGTCTATCTCCTTAGTAACTTAATACGTTGGTATCTAATACCCCGTATAGGGTTGAGTCTAAAATAAACCCGTCTATTACGGGCTCAAGTGTGGTAAATGTCGTACGCCAACTATTCGGCGTAATTGAGTGTTTTACGCCAAAAACCTGTAGTGTCTTTGTAAGAGTGGATGCGCCCGGCTGGTTAGTTGTAATCGTCACAGGATCAAAGTAATCGAGGTCTAAAGCTGCAACTATGCCATTTGAGTAGTTATCGGTGTATAGGTCTAGTTCTATAGCATCGCATCTAATACTTGTTTCAGCCCTAGAGGCTATGTAGGCCTGTGCATAATCTAGAGCTACTGCATCTGTTTGCATAAGCAGGTTTTGTTGGTTATACGAGTGGATAAAGTACTTAGCAATACTGGCAGTGTTTGTAGCTGTTTGAGCCGTGCCGCCTGTACGAGTGATGCTCGCTGAGTTATATACGAGAGTATCGTCTAATCTCCATACTGCATTGGCATAGCCTATGTCTGTGCCGTTATCGTTAAACACGGTAGGGGTGGCAGCGATACTTGCAGTAGTGACAGAGCGATCTTGGAAAACAAAACTGCCCGTTGCATCAACATAAAATGCACCATATTCTGAAATCTCGACTGTTTGCATAGCTTGTAAGGATGTACGAGCTGTACCTGGGTCTGCCTGCAAAGTAGTAAGGCCTGCATCTACATCGCGCATAGACTCGGGCCAGTCAATAGTATCTAGGATTTGGTTAATGCGAGTGCCCGATAAGTCACCGGCTGTTGCACCTGCCACCGTACTAATCTGAGCGTTTTGGGCTAGGCGCTGTGCATCAACCGCGGCAATAGTTGTGTAACAAACCTCGTCTGCATTAAGTGGAGTTGTAGTTGTATAACTCGTAATAAACCCCGAGAACAATGGATAGGTAGTACCTGCATAGGTAGCAGTTATTTGTACCTTACGCATCGGATCTAGTAGCTCATAATATGGCCCGGCTGCATTTTGAGGGTTGAAATCTCCGTTTTGGTCCACGATACGTAGAGATAATTGCCCTGTTTGGAATTGGTCTGCCTGAGCGTTACGGCCTCTATCTATTTGTATATTGTTTACTTGGTTACTTACATCCACAATAACGGCAGCACTATCTGCTAACACGTTTGTACCTAAAATACCCTGGTCAATAATCATCGCCTGAGCAAAGGCAGGGCCAGTAGAAAAGTTAATGACTGCGTTTACTGTAGGTACGGTCATAGGGCACCGGCGTAAGTAGTGGAGTTACCGTAACGGTTAAGTTCTTGTATAGCGTTTTGGACTACTGTGGCTATTTGTTGATCGCCGATACCTTGTGCGTTGATAACAAAGGTAGGGGATGAGTCTGCACCGGCAAACCTAAACCCACGCTGGCCTGAAATGCCTGGTATATCACCCGGAGCATAAGGAGTTGGGGAATAGGTCGTAGCCGTAGGTACAGTTGTAGTTGCAGTACTTGCTAAGGCAGCCATAGCAGCAGCTTTAATTGCGTTGCCAATTTCTGTCTGCCAAGTTGCCCAATAAGACAAAGAGTTTTTCATAGCTGTTTCAAGTAGTTTGGCAGCCTCTGCTGCTGCAAGTTCATTTTTAATTTTCAGAGCAAGGGCAGCATCATTATCGTGAATAGCGATAAGTGACCGGAGACGCATTTGAGTTTCTTGATCTGTAGCATTATTCAGAGCTGCAAACAAACCTATGCGCTCTACGTCAAACTTCTTTTTTAATTCCTCTAAAGCCTGTTGATCTGCTGTAAGGACTAGTTTGCGAGTCGTGTTTGCGTTATCTATTGTTGAAAGAGCGTTTTTGGTTTTAGCTAGTTTAAGGGCATCGGCATTGGCTTTATCTATGGCCCTGCGTTGCCCAGGTGACTGAGCCGGAGTACCTGCGGCTGTTGCCTTGCGATTTTTACCAAAATTAGAGGTTAGGGCTAATAAACCAGTAGGAGCTGTAAGTACATCTGCTATAAAACCTGCACCCGGTATTTCTTTTAACTTGGCTATAAGTACCCCTATGCCGTAAATGGCATTACCTATTTGAGTAGCAAAGCCCTCCATAGCGGTAGTCGCGCCACCTATGCCATCTTTGCCTGCTATGAGTTGCATAGCATCGAGCAGGTCTTTACCGATAATCTCTTTAGCATTGGCAGATGCAACGGCTAGGCGATCTATCGAACCTGAATAACCCTCGGCTGCAGCTAGTGCTTGGCCCCTAAATTTGTCTGTGAGTGCCTGGGTAATTGCATCCATATCGCCCGAGGCTAAAGTGGCTTTAGATAAGCCTGCACCGAGGCGGCTAAGAGCTGTTGTTTGTCCACCGTATGCCTTTGCAAGGGCCGTAGATACAGCGCCTAAATCTTTGCCAGTACCGGCTGCAATATCTAGAGCTAGGGCTAAACCTTGTTGTGACTTTCTTACATCGCCTGTAGCTGTAAGCAAAGTTCTAAAGGCTGGTCGCAAGTTATCATCGAGCACGCCCGTAGCACGTTGTAAGTCTGCAATAAACTTCTCTACCTCAATAGCTGCAAAGGCGTTACCTGTATTAGCTAGGGCTAGTGCTAAGGATCGTGCGGCTTTCTCATCGGCTGCAAAGGCTTTAACGGATGCTTTACTAAAAGCATAAAGTTTAGATGCGGCAAAGACTCCGGCTAATTGTTTGCCTAACTTGGCTACGCTTTTCTCTAACTTTTGCGCTGATGTCTCTGCCTGTTTAAAAGCATTTTTACCGGTAAATTGCGCGGCAATATCTATGACTACATTGGCCATTATCGCTTACCTACTGTCGCGTTAAACTTATCGCCTGCGTTTTTAATAGCCTTTAGTACTGCGGCTTGTGCCTTGCCGTAATCTTTCTCATAAGCTGCGAACATCGCACGGCCTCGATCTCGACCTGAACCTTGCAAAGGCCCTAAAGCCTCGGAGAAGTTAGGACGTGCAGAGGGTTTGTTACTGGATGCATTACGCCCGGCAGTCTCATAGATAGCACCTGAGGCTGACCTATTTCGTATTTGTGCCAAAGCAGTAAAGCCACGAGAGTTAGGTTTAGAGGGAGTGGTCTTATATCCAATACCTCGGCGCATAATTGTTGGGTCAAAGATAGGAAAACGTCCACCCGGTCTAGCCCAATTACTTAAAGGCGATGAGGCAGGGATCAGAGCTCGAGCATCTTTCACAATAGGCTTTAGCACGTTTGCTATCTCCTTTTGAGTTTCTTTACCTAACTCAGGTGCAAAGTTACGTAACGCTCTACGGAGTTCAACGCCGCCTTTTACTGTTGCTGGCATTTTTCATCTCCTTAGCATCATCTTGCAAAACCTTTATTAAACTTTTGAGCATTACTTCATCTAGTTCTAATATCGCTTGAGGCGCGATCCCGAGCCTTACCGATAGCGTTGCTATCAGGTGAGTAATCGAGTCGCGCCCTACTGCGGGTCATCGTCTAGTACGTCCACGCTGCTTAAAGTTTTAATAAACTCCTCGCCAAACATAGGTACTGTTTCCCCTGATCTACGTACACACTCCCAAGCTAGCCAAAAGATATCGCTCATTTTCTGTTCTTGAGTAAACGCTGAATAAAACGATTTCTTAGCGTAAACCTCAAAACCATACTGAACCAACGGCGTAATTGGATACTCTCCGACTGAGCCGTCTACCCTTGTAACTTTTAACTTTGCCATCTCTTTGCCCCTTAGTTTTTATTACGCTGTTGTAATTACGATAGGTGAGTTGCAAGTAAACGTAATTGACTGTGTGCCAATATCGCCTACTGCGCCGTTAATATCGGTTGTGTTATTGACCAAAATAGTTGTGCTGTATAGCGGGTTGGTCGCTGATACGGCGGCGCTTGTCTGCTTAAGTGTAAGTGGCACTGTTGTACCCCAGGCAGCTTGCAGAGTTGCGTTTACGTTTGCGGCTGCAGTATCGCTTAGGAAATCTAAGCTAATAGTGCTGGCCTCAAGGCCCTTGACGAATTTGTGAGCTGTATCCAAGCTGTTACCACCTTGCGGCGAGTAAGTCATTTCTGCTTACTTCTGCACCTTTGCTATTGGTGCAGTTCAGACTATATCTTCATCCTATTACTAGGAGCTGCGCGTGTAGTCGTTACGGACTCTCTGCTTTCGCAGGTTGCCTCGGTATTAACTCGCCCTTAAGGAGCCTTCACCGATATAGCGCAGTAATTTTCATCGCCGCTTACGCAGCGAGTGGGCAATCCTGTCTACCCATAGCGGTTACTTCTAGCTCGTCAAAAGCTCGGTTAATTGTTGCGCTTGTAACGTGATCGCTAAGTGCAATCGAGTTCAGCGTAACAACAACCGTATTACTGAGATATATGGCCATTTGTTGTTATTCCTCCGTCTTTTCTATAGGTGGTGCGGTTTTTGTTTCTTTTTTACCAGTCTCGGTTATCTGACCGATCTTGATTAAAAACGCTATATCTTCCTCTGTGTATCCCATTTTCTACTCCCAGCTCGTTAGTACGCTTATATTAAAAGATGCCGTAAGTAGGTCTCCGCTTTGCACGCTAAGCACGCTAGGCGCGGACATACTGCCAACGTTCATTACTATTGTGGACTGCGCTAGTTTTTTGAACACTGCACACGCCATTGTCTCTATGCCATTGAGGTTGCCTTTATTATCTAGTAACGGCACCGTCAAAATAACTTTTAGGTTTGCTAAAGGTGAGATATTTAAGTTTGTGTTATTACTCGGGGTTAAGTAATCGCCATCAGCCGGAGCCACAATGCAACTATTGGCAGTAATCGTTGGAGGTGGAAAATCGTAGGTGCTATACAGCGCACTATTAGCTAAAGCAGCAGCTAGAGATGCGCGGAGCGTAGTTATTGGGGCTGGCATTTGTTATCCCAACATACTCAAAGGATTTTGATAACCCGAGATGAGCCCTCTAATTTTGCCGATCATTGAATTTCCGAGGCGATATGGGCTTGGGCTAAAGCCGTCAATAGTAACGCCGCCTGTTTGGCTGACCTGACGGGCTTGGAAAATATCTACTGCAAGGATCATCGCGGCCTCGCGCACGGCTGGGGTTGTTGCGTAAGTGTTTGTTTTAGTATCTGCTCCTACGGCTGCGCCATAAGGCAACACGCGAGTAAAATTAGCGTTGGATGCAGTTTTAGCAAACTGAATATAGCTATAACCGTTAGGGTAATTAGTTAATCTATTATTAAAAGCAATAGACGGGAATTGCGTAGCGGTGCCGGCAGTCCAGGGGATAGTCCCGGTAATTGTAAAGGTGCCGTTAAAAGTAGCTCCGCATCCACTTAACGTAACGCTATCTCCAGTGGTAAAAATACCTGGGTTTGCAAGCATTACTGTAGCTACGTTATTTTGTAAAGCCGTACCAACTACAGGTGCAGAGTCAAACCATAAAAATTGGTTGAGTAAATCTTGAGCAGACTGGCAGCACTCCTCTACAACTGCATCGGTGTATAAATCTCCGATACCGAGGTTAT